CTAAATTAGCAACTATTGCTTCTTACCAATATGAAATCGGTAATAATGGAAATCATCACATTCAAATGAGATTAAAACTAAGAAAACCTGTTTGTAATTCAATGAAATCAGATAAAGGAATTAAAAAATTATTATCTGATACTATACTAAACGGTTGTAAAATATTACCCACTTGCAATACTGTAGTTGAAAATGATGATTGGAATTATACTCAAAAATTAGATAGTAGGTATGGTGATACCTACTATTTTAGAAATAATGAATGGACTATTACAACTATTAATAATGAAATTATTAAAGAAAAACACATTGAATATATACCAAGACAATTTAGAAATTTAAATTTAAAACCATGGCAATTATTTATTATAAATAATTTAAATAATTTTAATGATAGAATTATTAATTTTATTTATGACCCTATAGGTAATAAAGGTAAATCTACACTAGCTAGTATTTGTGATTTACTACATGAATGTATAGATATGCCACCAATGAATGATTTTGATAAACTTATAGCTACTGCCTGCAATATATGCACTAGTAGAGAACTAAGAATGCCAAAAGCATTTTTCATTGACCTTCCTAGAGCTATGGAAAAAAATAAATTAAATGGATTTTTAAGTGCTTGCGAACAAATTAAAAAAGGGAAATTATACGATGTAAGACATAATTATAAATATTGGTGGATTGATTCTCCTCAAATATGGATATTTTCTAATAATATGGTTGATTTTGATTTATTATCTTCTGATAGATGGAAATTATGGATTTTTGATGATGAAAATAATTTAATTGAAAAAAAAATTATATTAGATAATACTAATCCATTAGACGAACTATAATTATAATTGTAAAAAATTGTAAATTTTACAATTATAATTAAATTCTTCTATAATTTTCTTTAATATGTTCATATATTTCTTTAGGTAATCTTAATTTATATTTTGTCAATAATTTTAATAATTCATTAAATTTTATATTATTAGATACTATAGATTTATTTATTAAATATTCTTTAATATATTTTTTATAATCTTGATATAATTCATAAATATGATGATAATTATTATCTTCTCTTAAAGAATCTTTTAAAAATTCACTATCTAATTTATTTTTTAATATATCCAATGCAAATTCATAAGTTTTTTTAATCTCTCTAAGATAAGCTAAAAAATTTTCATCATCTTTATCAACTCTTGCAAAATTCATACGTGATAAAACATAATTTTTTTGTGATAATTTAGTTAAATATTTATTTAACTTTTTAGACATTTTTATATATATTATTTTAGATAAAAATTATTATATATTACAAAAATATAGAAGCACAGCTTCTATATTTTTCCTACTAAATTTTTAAATATTTTTAAAAATAATTCTTTTATAACCGGCTTCTTCCGAGCAAAGCTCGTCAGTAGCCTTAGAGAAATAAAAATATACACAATAAATAAAATTATGATTGTTTATATCTCCCGGACTTCCGGGAGGTATAAGTGGTTATTCCCCACTTGATTACATGTAAATATTTTATAATTGTAAAATTTACAATTTTTTACAATTATAATCTTATTCATTTTAAAAATTTCTAAATCCTTGATATGTATGTGGATTGTCCATTACACCACCTATTACACGTGCCTGTCTATCAAACACTGAAACTGGATCTAATATATGGCGTCGATGTTCATATTTTTCTTGTCCAAACCCAAAAAATGGACCTGAATAACTACGATAATCTACTCCATATTTTTCATTCAATTTTTGACTAATCGCACCAGCTAGAGAATGTCCCACAACTAAATTAGGTTTATATAATTTATATAATTGTTCAGCTTGTCTATAACGCGGTGTAAATTCTAACATATTAAGAGGAATTGTTGCATCTGTAAATGCATCATTTAATGTTATATTACCTTTCTCATCTCGCCATTTTGTACCTGCTATATATAATACTCCAGTATCACTATCATAAAAATGATTATTTATATTATTATATGCTTTACTTAAACCTTGGTCTACTGTATATTTATATTTTGGTACATCTGTTAATATTTGATAAACAGGCTCTGTTTTTCAACCAGCACCACCGCCCATATGTCCGTCTCCGTTTAATTTTGCTGACATATTTTCTACTAAATTCTTATTAACATAAGTTTTTTGGTCATTCTGACCTATAGATGATAAAATTGAATTAGCTGGCCATCTGAGTGCATATTGGCCATTAATTAATAAAGTATAATTATTAACAACACTCGTACTTTCAAATCTACATATAAGTGTACTATGAGTAAAGGCCCTCGCACCATTTATTAATGCATTTTTGGTGGATGCTACATCAAATGTTCCATTACCGTAGGTGGCCCAGTCTTCAAGATTTGCCATACTCGATGGGATAATATGGAACTGTTGATTTTCTTTATCACCTATAAAATTTGCTGAACCATGAATACGGCTTTTAGTATTTGTATCCAGCATAGTTGCTATTTCATTCTGAAAAGCCGCCGTTAATTCCACAGCAGTTGTAGATGCACTAAACTCATACTCTAATCCATTATTCACAAATATCGTAGATATTGCACCAGCAACATTGGTAGACGCTGTAGTATTTAAAATAGTCAACGTCATACGCGAATTCCTCATATTCTGTGGTGCATTTGAATCCATGTCTGGAAAAAATATCGATGTAATAGCAGCTACGGCTGTTGCCGTCGTACCTACCTGTTGATAGGTAAAACCACATATTTGACTCTGTGTAAATGTTATTACAACATATACACTATTACCAGCTACTGTAGTTGTATTAACTTGTTGTCTCCTTGAAAAATTAGCTGTTGAAAATACACCTAATGAATTCGGCATAGGTAAAGCATATTTACTATTTTTTATAGCACTAAAAAAATCTAATGCTTTCTTTTTTTCATAATCTTTATCTTTTGAAAATGTACTATATGATTTTCTAATTATTTCACTAGATGTATTAGGCATACCTATACGTGAACTTGTATAAGACTTATTCATAAAACCTGATCGTGATTGTGCAGGTATAGTACTTGGAGATACTCGTCGGGGTTGTCTTGCAACAACCCCAACTATATTTGAATATGCACTTGGAACAGCTCCAACCCTACGTTTTGATGCTGTTGGTTGAATACGTCTTCGTGGTGCTGAACGTGTTTTACTACGATACATATATATAAAATAAAATATATAATAATTTTTTATAAAAAAATATTTTAAAAAAATTAATTTCTATTTAAAGAAATATTTTTAATATTATATTTCTTTAAATATAAATCATATAATAAATTATATGATTTATATAAAATTGAAATATAATTATTAATCGAAACACACTGTGCCACACACTGTCTTTTTATTATTAATTCTATCTAAATTTATTAATATAATTTTTAAATCTTCATTTAAAGAATTAAATCTTATAATGGTATTTTTCAACTCGTGTTCAACTCTCTTTAAATTTTGTTCTATTAATTTTAATTTTTCACTTTCCATTTTTTATATATAAAAAATTAGAAAAAAATTATTATTATTATTTTTTACCTTCGGTAAAAACTATAAATATTATTATTATTTTTTTACCTTCGGTAAAAAATATAGATAATATTATTATTATTTTTTTTCCGGGCTAAAGCCCTAACAAAAAATAATTGTAAAATACCTTCGGTATTTTACCCACTGAAGACTTTTTTGTATTTTATTGTTTTAAAATAAAAGACAAAAGACTATATTTGGCACTTCGTTGTAATACTACAAATATAGTCTTTTTTTTAAAGCAAATTTTAGGGATTTAAGGGAAATTTTATAAAATGAATAAAATAACCAAAATATTTCCCTAAAATTTCCCTTTTTTTCCCTAAAAATATATATAAAAAATTATTTTCTAATATATATTAATGGGAAAAGGAGAATTACACTACTATGATTTAATATACAATTTTACAGAAAAATTAAAAATTGAATTACAAGGAAACTCTGAAGAATACCGTAATAAAGCAGAAAAAGAATATATAGATAAACTATATAACGAATTAAAAATATTAATTCCTAAATTAGCAACTATTGCTTCTTACCAATATGAAATCGGTAATAATGGAAATCATCACATTCAAATGAGATTAAAACTAAGAAAAC